AGAATTAACATTGGCAAGTTCACGCAATCGACCGGCTTCTTCAGCCAGAGAGGCGTTGTCCTCTTTCAATTGGGCGATTTGAAGTGCGTAACACTCGGCTTCGCTTTTGCCTTCGATAAACCATAATGCCCCTGCATCTCCAAAGAGTTCGACAAATCGTTTACCTTCGGCGGCAGAGAGTTGTGCTTCTGCGGCTTCCTCAACGACTTCGGCTTCTTCGGATGATTCAGCGACCTCTGGTTGTTCGACTTCTTCCACCTGATCTTCAACGACTTCAGCTACGACAGCTTCTTCGTTTTCGACTTCAGCGGCGTTTTGGTCGTCACTCATAAGAGACTCCTCTAAAACATCTACTAAAATTTCGTTGCCGTTAGACAACACAACTGATTCGGTATTTTCATCAGCACCATAGGGTGTGATGGCTACGCCCCGTAGCGGCCATGTGCGTATGACTGTCGCTGGTCCGCTGAACTCTCTTTCGTTAACTCGGAACTCACCTTCCGTGGTGATGCGCTCGACGCTGATTCCGTCACCACCAAAATTGATGGAGGCTTGCCAGGGAATTCCGGCTTTGGCTTTACGGACGATCTCTGCGCTTCGATCCTTCTTGGAAAAGCTCACAAGTTTTCCGCTTGCTACTAAGCCTTCCGGCTTTTGCTCAAAGCGGTCTAAGTAGCCAATGACTTCACCGTTGTCGTGATTGAAGTCGATTGGAATCTTCTCGGCCACTCGCATCCCTGCAAAATCATGAATAGTCTGGTCTCCCCAATACCAATGCTCGATGGCCTGCGAACTTCGTGCTAACAGGCTTACGTCGTAAAGGGTTGCTTCACCATCTTCCGACGAGCCTTCTGTGATAGAAATCTCAGTCGATTGAAAGTGCATTGCGTTCGATGGAACTTGTTCTTTCATACTTCTTCCTCTTCCTCTTCCGTTTCGGGTCGGCGGCCAGTAACAGGCGGCTCAACTTCATCGGGAATGACTTCGGCGATAGACATATCAGGAATCACACCGCGCGTATTCATGTAATCCTGCTCCGCCGCTAGGGTATCAATGACATCACGGAACTCTTTACCGTGACGTTCACGCACAATTTGGGTTCTCGTCTTTAATCCGGCATTGATTGCAGCTATGTCAGCGTTGATTTCCTGCTGCGGATTCCACCACGGAGTTCCATCCGGCATCCACTCCCAGTTAAGGTCCGTCAGCGTCATACCACTTGGCAACTGGAGTGTTCCGTCGTTAATGAACATCTTCATGCGAAAGCCGGTAATGCGATCCAGCAGGTAGGTTAAGTCGGCTCGCCTGGTCTTACATGCTTTTTCGTACAAGATGTGACCGGCACGAGAACCGAAGAAGTTTGTTCGGCTCGTGTCAAAGAAACTCATCGGGATGCTGAGACTTTTAAGGGCAAGTGCCGTCATCTGTTCGCTAAACGTCTGGAACTCGTTAGACGGGTTTTTGCTTTCCAAGATTTCAGCATGGTCGCCTGGGTCAAGATCGAGCATGACCGGACCTTTACCAAAATCGACCTTATAGCCTCCGGTGACGCTGTCGTCTTTGGTGACATCTCCCCAACCATCGGAACTTTCACGGCTCAACACCAACCCAAACATTTGTGAAACCTTGAGCTTCGCAAGAGCATAATCATAGGACTCATACAGGTCACGAAAAGTATTGATTGCTGGAGCAAGAGGTGACACGCCACGAATCTGGTCGAAGCGGTCGTAGTATCCGAGTTGGTAGACGTTGCGTGCGGCAATAGAGCGTTCGTAATCGTAGCCGCCTGAACCATCACGACGCCAAACGGCGTATCGCTCTGGACGACCACCGTCGGATACACGAACTCCGTGTATCCATCGGTCGTCTAGAACCTTGTCGGGGTTTTTGATTCGGTCTGCTTCAATCGGCTGGAGCTTGCCGTTACGCAGTTTGATTAAAAAGACATCGCCATCGACCGTTCTACGCTCTTCGCACATGCGTATCATGCGAGATAGGGTGTGTCGGCCTGACACATCGCAGTTTTCTGGACGTTGATACCAGTCCATGAGTGCCTGAAGGTCACGGTCTAAACCTTCATCGCCGGTAGATGGCTCAAAGGTAAAGCGTGAGACGTAATCGAGGTGCAGGCTGATTGCCCACGCAGCGGCAGTAAAGTTCTGCTGTAAATCCCTGGCGTTACTGATTAGCTGTTTACGCTTTGTCGGCGTGAGCAACTGGTCAGTAGATTTCAAGCGCGTAGGCGGGCTGTACCTCTTGGTGGAGGTATTAGCGGCGTCATAGTCGAGCTTAGTCGGATCGGCCTTAGCCGAATCAGTCGATGTCGGTTGCGGCATTAGATAGGTCAATCGTGAGGGCGGTAGGGCGAGTTCCCTTTTGACGCGCAACGACCTTTTGCCAATGTGTAAGTTCCTTCAGCAGGTCACGGCGGCTGACGTTGATTGTCATGCCGTCGATAGACGTAGAACGTACACCACCGCTACCGGCGAGTATCTCAGCCTGTAGTTTGGTAACCATTTGCTCTGCAAAGGTTGGTGTAGAAGCGGTTGCATCTTTGCGCGTGATGTTGGTAGGCATACCCACCATTACACGCGCAAGTGCAAACCTATTTTTTAAACAATATTCGTTTCCCGAATATAATTTTGATCTCGAATTTTACGACTTACATCAATCAGCATTTCATCGAAGCTCCTGTCGTTACCTGCGAACATGCGGTAACAATGACCTAACGCCTCACTCAGAAGTTCGGCTTCTTCTTTTTCCAATTCGATGTTGATCTTCAACTCTTCTTCTTGAGTTTTCTTCATCTTCTTCAACTTTCCCACCCACATTGTCCAATCTCATTCCGGAGGAAGGTAGTTACACTTTAACCGCCACGTAGAACCAAGTAAAACCAATTCTTTGTCGCTTTTTCAATACACTCCGCACGCTTTGTAGTGTGGGGAATGACAATGACACGTTTGGTCACTCGTTTTCGCCACCGGCTGATAATGCTCGAAGTTCTGAAATATTCTGCGCCAGCACGGCGGCCTTTTTAGCATATATCTCTGTGGTGTTGAGTTGTTTGTGTCCGAGGATTGCTGAAGCGGCTTCAATTCCGAACTGGTCACGCACTTCCTGACCGACCTTATGACGGAAACTATACGGGCAGAAGTTCTTGATTCCTGCCAGTCGGCACGCTCTCTCCATGTGTTTGTAAAACTTGTCAGCCGTAAACAACTCCGATCCGCGCATCTTCATATTCTTCCACAGACTGAAGAGTGTCTTTTTGTGTTCCTTCGTCTGGTTTCGCCAGTTATAAACGGTCTGTCTCCTAACACCGAGTATCCTTCCGACTTCACAATGATTCTTCGTTCCGGCTAAGAGTTTAAGCGTAGCGGGAGTAAACTTCTCCTGATACTTCTTCCAATCGTTGAAAGCCCGTGCCTCTCGGACAGTGAAGTAGTAGTCATTACCGGCGTCTGGGCGTACGTCCTGTAGCTTTTCGAGTGCTTCAATACAGATTTCGTTAAGAAACACGTTTCGGGTATGGCCTTTGCCAGCCGTTTTGTGCTTTTTGGGGATATATTCCCAAGTGGCAGTATTGATTTCCTGCTTATTGAGCTTGGCAAGCTCCGACGGACGCATCCCTGTTTGGTTTGCAATGATAATCATAGTTCGCAGGGTCGGATTGGTGGCTTCGCATACCTTTTCGATCTCGAAATCACCAGGCGTAGCCATTTCACGGGGATCACGGATGCGGTCACGGTATTTCTTGACGATCCGGTTGTACTGACTCATCCCGACTTCGCTAATTAGCCCTCTGGGGAAGATTCTGCGAACTTCGCCGTATTTGACCAAATCACGGCAACTAGCAATGATCTTACGCACGGTTGTGATATTCCACCGTTGAGTCTTGACGGCTTCTTTACAAATCGCCTCAACGATCTCACGGAAGTGTTCGCCGGTGAACTTGCTTGCGTCCATCGTGCGATAGGGTGTAAAGAATCCGGCCACGGTCTGCGTCCAGCCGTAAACGCTTTCAAACGTTAACCAGTCCCGAACGGCTTCGCCGACGATGTAATGGTAGAGTCCATTATTCTCAATTGGCTTCTGGCTTTGAATAGCCTGCACAAAATCGGAAAACTTCTGCTTACTCTCCGGTGTGCCGTGCTTGCCGAAATACTTGAACTTGACCTTCCGGTCGCCAACTGCATTGAAGGTATCGTAGGAGGTGTAAGCTCTCCCATCCTTCTTCTTTTTGTACTTTAGATTGACCGGATAACGTACCTTGAACTCACTCATTTCACGCGCCCTCATAGCAAAATGTTGTCAGATTGTTGTCATTTGGAGTGTTTTCGGTGTCTTTTTACCGAACCCAAATAACTCCATATGGCTTCATTATACTATAAAACAAGGCATTTGAGAAGACCACGTGTAACCACGTGTCACTATGAGAGGCGGTTTCTCCTAAAATCCCCGTGTTCCATAGTGACGTTTTTAAGAAGTGGCCTAAGACCCCTTGTTTTACAGTCTTAAACTACTATTGTTATCGTCATCGAAAATGGCCGGTATGACAACTTATGACAACTTATGACAGAATTTGTTGTCATTTGTTGTCAACTTATTTTGAAAGTACCGGAGACAGGACTTGAACCTGCACGCATTGCTGCACTTGATCCTAAATCAAGCGTGTCTGCCAATTCCACCACTCCGGCTTAAACTTACTCCATCATCTCATCAAGGGTCGCTCTGTCGGCATCGCTGATAAAGAGGCTTATCTTGTGCAGAGCCGCTGTGACGCCAGCCCCGTAATTGATTATCACCGATTCAATATCTCGCTCTTCCAGAAATTGGGCTACACGCTCTAGCTCAGTCGCCTGGCGTTTTATTCGCTTTGCTACTTCGACTAAGTCTGCTTGGCTGTATTTTTTAGTGGATAGTTTCGGCATTGTTTTCTCAAACTAATAAACACCCGTTTATCTATATCCAATTTTTTACCACCTTATTTTTTGCTGTAAATGAGTGGTATGTACTGATTCTACATAATTTGAAATAAATTTGACCAAAAAACTATTGAAAACGTCAAATGATCGAGTAGAACCAAATTCCACAAGGAAACACGTAGAACCAAGTGGAACTATACATGGACGGTATAAAGCTCACGGACGAGCTTCTCACGATACGAGAAGCGGCTAACCTCCTAAAGGTTAGCGAGCGCACAATTCGCAGATGGGTGGCTTCAGGCAGACTAGATTACACGAAAGTCGGTCAGCGAGTCTATACCACTATTCAAAAGCTCGAATCTCTTTCAGAGCGTCCTAAACGTATTTCTGCTCAACAGGAACAAGCTCTTCAAGAGCTAAACCAAATGTTAGGAGGGACAGATGGATTTGTTTACACAACCGCACGTCTTGGCTCGGAATTCCGATCCTGAAACGTCTTTAATTGCCGCTAGAGAATTAGCGGCTACGGGTCAGTTGGGAAAGATGGAACTAACGGCATTAAACCTAGTGTTAATGTCGCCTGGTTCAACTTCGGCAGAACTCGAAAAGCGTAACGGATACGAGCGAGGTCAAATCGGCAAACGGCTATCAACGCTCGTCAACAGCGGACGAATCATTCGGGGCGATAAACGCAAATGCAACATTACGGGGAAACTCGCTTTTACCCACTACACGAAACCGCATCACCCTCGATAGGAGAGATCATGCAACAGAAGTTTTTTGCAACCAAAGAAGAGGCTTCCGCACACGCCGAAGAGAACAAGGCTTACGCCGTTAGCAAAGTCGGCGACCGATGGAGAGTCACTTGGATTGGGGCTGTTGACCCGAACGCCAAAGCTGAAGCTCCAAAAGCGAAAGCGAAACCAAAACGTAAACCAGCAAAGAAGAAAGCAGAAGAAGTAGCAACCGACGATGACCAATCTTAACAACATTAGTGATTTAGTCCCCCTGCGTGACTTGCGGCTTCCCACAAATCCGTCACTTCAAACGATGAATACCTGGTGGCGTGATGGCGTCAACGGCGTATTCCTCAAAACTTACAAGTTAGGTGGCGTTCGCTGCACGACGCACGAGGACTTAATTTCGTTCGTTAATCAGATCGGGGAGGACTCGACTGAATGAGCGACCCCGTTTCTCAACCCTCGCATTACCAGAATTCAGACAGCCTTGAATGTTTTGAAGCCTTCTGGCGTATGCGGGGTCGGGAGGCTGGGGTAATAGCAGCGTTATTCAATGTACATAAATATTGTTATCGCTACGACAAGAAACACGAAACGCTGGGCGCACAAATTGAGGATTTGCGGAAAGCAAAACAATACCTCGACTTCGCTATAAAGTTGGTCGCCGATGCAGAACCCCGAAGACCTGAAGAACTTTGAGATTACGTATTTCCGGCGTGATTACCACATACGGCTTTATCACGTTCTAAACAACGGATCGCATCGGCAATACAGATTGTTAGCGGTGTTTCCGGCAAGAGACGCTGAAGACATCGACGCAATTGCGGCAATCAAAAACTACCTGATTTACTTTCGCTTTGAGGCATAGATGACAGTCAGAGGATGGAACAACCCGTTAGCACAGCCGTCCAAAAAATGGCGATGCCCACGATGCGGTGGACTCTGCAAAACAAAAGGCTGTCTAGCCTGCTGGACTCGTCTGAACCCCGAGCGAATTCATAAGAGCGACTTATCAGCGACTCAAAAGCGGGAGCTTCTGTGGGAGCTTAACGCAGTTATGCGGAGAAATGGATGTACATCCTAAGTAAAAACGATTTAGAAGTGGAGTTGTCGAAAGACAGGGCTAATTGGGAGGGCTTTGTTAAAGGCAAACAACTCTACAAACGTTGCGTCAAAGATATGTGCGTCGATGGCCGGTGGCTAAAGATGCGTGAAATGAATGATTTGTTGATTTATCTACACAGAGTAAATCGGTTTAAGAACGCAACGGAAAATTGGATTCGAGAGTTTGAGCATTTTTTAACAACGATGGAGGGCGAATATGGCCGACGACAAAACGCTAGAGTTTAATCTAGCTACGATTGAAACGAAATTAACTGAAACACAAGATCGGTGGCAGCGGTTGTTCCCGCCCTCGTTACAAACGAGTGAACATTCGGAATATATTAAGGGGCTTTTGATAAGCCTCTTTAAAGAAACACCCGACCTTCTGAACTGTCGAGCCGACAGTATCTGGCGTGCTATCGCAAGCATTGTGAAACTCGGACTCAAGCCAGACGGCATGATGGGTGAATGTTACCTCATCCGTTACGGACAAGAGGCAAAACTTCAGATTGGCTACAAGGGATTAGTTGAACTTGCCAGGAGAAGTGGCGAGATATCAAAGATCGTTACATATGTTGTGCGGGAAGGTGACGATTTTGAGTATTCAACCGGCATTGAGTCTTTTGAGCGACACCGACCATGTGATTCAGCTACTCGTTCTGAGCAACCTATCACTCATGCTGTCGCCGCTATCAAACTAACTAACGGTGAAGTCAATCTGCAAGTGATGGATTCATCTGCTTTAGACCGTCATAAAGCGCAGTACAGCAAAGGGGCAAATAGCAAGCATAGTCCGTGGAATACTGCTGAAGAGCAAATGTGTAAGAAAACGGTACTTTCAGGACTCCTTAGAAGCGGTTGTGTGCCTATTCAAACGGACGTTGAGATTGACATGAAGCAACAAAACCCAGTTGTGTCAAATGCTGAGTTCTCTGAACTCGTTGACAACTTCGAGTCTCCTGTGTCGGAGGGAAATTTGGCTTCGGCCTAACCCACCCTTTTCCCTCCTAGCTAGCCGGTCGGGTTGCCCTCCGAACTTCCCGACCGGCATTTTTCAAGGACGATCAATGTTACACGATGGATTCATCCACGCAAAAACCGTAGACCTCCAGCGAATACTCAAGGTTAACAAGTATGAAGCGGTTGGCATCTTGGAGTGCGTCTGGCACTTTGCGGCTGTAAACGCCTGTGATGGCGGTATCGGACGGCATAGCAACGACCTAATCGCATACTGGATCGGGTATCTGGGCGATGCTGACAAACTTATCTCCGGTTTGGTAGAAGCTGGGTTCTTAGATGTCTGTGAAGAAAGCCGATTGCAGGTACACGATTGGTTCGATCACGCACCTAAATACATAAAGGACCGTTACCGTCAACGTAAAACACGTAAGTCACAAGTTGTCACACCCGTGTCACACGATGTCACACCGGTGTCACAACCTGTCACACCGGAGTCACAACCTGTAGACCTTAGTAAAGTAAAGAAGAGTAAAGAAGAGTATAGAGAGAATACGATTGAAAATCGTGATCTCTCTCTAATTGTTGAAAAATGGAACAAAGCCCCACAGGTTGCCAAGTGCCGAACTCTATCGGCTGGCCGTAAAGAGGTCATCTGGAATTACATTAACACCGATCCTAACTGGTTTGATGATGCTCTGGAGGCTATTAGCAAGTTCCCTCTCAATTGCTGGAAGGATGGTTCGTTCAAACCGAACTTCGACTGGTTCTTACGTGACGGCACAATTACCCAGATTTTAGAAGAGCAACACAACTGGGGCGATAACTACACACAGCCCCCGCAACCAAAGAGAGAGCTTAGTGCCGCTGAGAAGGCTGAGAAGGCTCGCTCTCACGACTTGTACAGTCGGCTGAAAGAATACCAACGCAATGGTGATGGGCTTTCTGAAGCGGCGTCTACGCTGCGTGACCAGATTGCCGAGCTAGAGTCGGGAGGTTGCAATGTGTAACGTCATAACAAAACGAACGCGCGCATTGTTTAACGACAAAAGCGGACAGTGGTATGGAAAGCTAGAAGTTCTTTATCCGACAGACAAATGCAAGAACGGCTCGACCATCTACGTTTGCCTCTGCCATGTTTGCGGCGACCAATGCGAAGTACCTGCAAAACGATTATTTGTTGGCGGCAATACCTCGTGTGGGTGTAACCGTTGGAACAGACAACATCTCGGCAAAGATATGGTCGGTAAGAGATATGGGATGTTACTTGTCGAAAGTCGCGCTCCGAACGATAAAGCAACATGGCACTGGAATTGTGTATGTGACTGCGGTAAACGAATCGTCGCTTGCGGAGCAGAACTGCGTAATGGTTCAAAAACTCATTGCGGATGTTCATCGAAACGTGGAATCCGACATAGCAGTGAACAGCTTAAACCAGGCGACCGAAGCGGGATGCTTACTCTCGTTAAGGAAGTGCGAGTAACAGCAAAGACAAAGACAAAAGACGGTACGCAACCAGTCTGGTTATGCGTGTGTGATTGTGGTGAAACAACAACCGTCCGTTCAAATTTTCTTCGTGAATCCAATCGGAAGCAAGTAAAGAGTTGTGGTTGTTTGATAGCCATTCGTTCAGCAGAACGCAAGGGAGAGAACCACCCGTCTTACAACCCTGATCTTACCGACGAGCAGCGTAAGCATAGAGCGTTCGACAGAGATAATTACAAGTGGACGCAGGCAGTTCTCAAACGTGATGAATGTTGTCAGCGGTGCGGAACGACAGATCGCCTAGAAGCTCACCACATCTACCCGTACGCTTGGCATCCAAATCTCCGAAAAGAACCAACAAATGGGATAGCGTTGTGCAATGACTGCCATAGGGCATATCACCATCAGCACGGCAGAACGAACTGTAACGCTAACCAGATTTCGAACTTTATAGGGCGTCGAATACGAGTAAAGAGAGACACCACATGCAATTCATAGGAATAGATCCAGGAATCAATGGTGGGTTCGCCTGCATAGAGTCTGGCAAAGTCAGCGCATGGCGTATGCCAGCTACGGAGAAGGACGTTAAAAAGTTGCTCGACGACATCAAATATAACGATACCGGCGACGACTCGTTCTGTCTGATTGAAGAGGTTCATAGTATGCCAGGGAACTCGGCTCGGAGCATGTTTACCTTCGGACAGAACTACGGAATGTTACGGGCGATGTTGATCGCTTGCTACATACCCTTTGAGACAGTTACGCCGACTGTTTGGCAAAAAGAGTTCGGACTGACAAACCGTAAGATTTCTAAAACGAAAAAGAAGAACAAGCATAAGGCAAAGGCTCAAGAGTTGTTTCCACTAATTGATCCGATGACCCACGCATTAGCAGATGCTTTGTTAATCGCCGAGTACGCAAAGAGGAAATTCAAATGAGTGTAATTGGAATGGTTGGCGGCGTAAGTCAGAAAACAGTTGATCGGGTGTTTGAAGTGTTACCCGATGTACCGTTCACTGCAATCGATATTGTAAATCGAACGAACGTGTCTAAATCTACAGTGAGTCGCGCGTTGCATTGTCTCGTTCTGGCAAAACGCATAGAGCGTGTATCTCGGCAACGTGTAAGAAACATTGATACGGGCGAGCATTACGACATCAACAACTCCGACCGCAAACGAAATGAAACCTTAGTGGCGCATTTACCTACCACCTTTCGAAAGACAGATCGATGAGAGCTAGATTCATAAACCCTAACAATCGTGAACGCTGCATGATTCGCACTAACACGATTAAAACCTTTCAACAACTTAAACCACAGTTAAAAGCAATCGGGATGAGGGAAGTCGGCCTGATTGGATTTTGGAAGCACGTTCTATTTGGCAAAACTCGACGAAAACCGTCCTGAGTTCAGCCTCATAGCAATCTTACTTACTATTTTATTACCACCGTGGCCAGCGATACCGATATTCGTCGTCTTCGCTTTCACGGCAAACCTTATACGGGGCAAACAATGACGGCATATAGCAAGAATATTAGACACGAGTTTTTTATCCCAAGCGAAAAGGCCGAACCGCATTTCGACATCGAAGTTACTAACAGCGGTATCTTTGACTCGATTGTTATTACTATCGACAGCAAAGAATTTCATGAGGAAGTCTGGTTGCATATTCATCAAGACGAGTTTGCTGGCTTCGCTGACAACCTACGGACTTTATTAAACGATAGCGAATGAGAAAGTTACAAATCGGTAGCTGTTTTTCAGGCATCGGAGGCTTGGAATTGGGGCTGGAAGCAACTGGTTTTTTCGAGACGAAATGGCAAGTGGAAATTGAGGACTTTCCGACAAAGGTCCTTGAGAAACACTGGCCGGATGTTAAACGCTGGAGAGACGTAAGAACATTTCCACCTGAAGGGGACTGGTCGTGCGACATTTTGGTCGGCGGCTTTCCCTGTCAGGACATATCAATTGCTGGTAAAGGCGGTGGGCTAACCGGCGAACGCTCTGGATTATTTTATGAGTTGCTTCGCATCATTGACCTCATCCGACCACGGTGGATACTACTGGAAAACGTCCCAGCAATCCTTCATCGAGGAGCAGATGACGTATTCCGACACTTGGCCGAAATCGGTTTGCGTGACGACAACCCGCACTTCAGACGGATGGAAAGTCACTGCTTCCCAGCTTCCTCAGTTGGCGCACCACATAAACGTGAAAGGTTTTTCTTACTGGCCCACGCCGACTTGTCGGGATTACAAGGATACAGGGAAGTGGACAAGCCTCGTGCGATTTGTAGACAAGAAACGCTTGGCATGTTCTTTGGCCGCAATCGAAAAGGTTTCTGGGCAAATGAACCCAGCGTTCCCCGAATTTCTAATGGGTTTCCCAAACGCATGGACAGAATCACCGCAATCGGAAACGCCGTCGTCCCCCAGGTTGCCGAATACCTCGGATCAGAAATAGTGAGCTACATAAATGATTGTGCTAAAAAAATATGAAGTGGTAATCTTCACGCCGCCGAATACATGTAGCCTGCCTCTGCATGAGGCTCTGTGCGACATGACGGGGGCATACTGGGTATTAGGTACAAACTCAGATGCAATCGGCACAAGTCACACGACCGTAGTTCCAAACGAGTTCAAAAGCTATAAGCGTGCGTTATTGGTCCGTAACCCATACACAAGGATGCTTTCTCTATACCAAAAGTATTTAAGGACGCATCAGCCATCGACCGTAAGACCTTATGAGTTCGTTGAGTACAATGACCACCTTCACCGGATGGGATGGGAACACGAATTCACGATAAATCATTGGTGCGGCGGTATCCGGTTTGATTACTTTCTACACAGCGAATCAATCCGCAAAGACTTGAAGCAGTTTATGACAAGAGTTCCTAAGATTCATGAAACTGAGTTTGAGCCACTCAATTGGGACAAACAGTTTAGAACGTTGGGCTATGATCGGCTAGTCGAATTATACGAACGAATTCTTCCTGATCTGATCTACGGATACGATAAGGTCGCTATAAGCCCGATGAAGGCTAAAATGCTATGCCTCTAAAATTAAGGCTGAAGGCTGGTGATAAGCTGGTGCTAGGCTCTGCGTTTCTTGAAGTAGAGCGAGTTGCTGGTACGACTGTTTCTGTGTCTGTGGAAGCTCCGCAGGAAATTGCTATCTTCAAACAAAGAAAAACGTGTTTACAGGATTTTCCAGATTCCTCAAAATTAAAGAAGTCGTCGAACGACAAACCTTGAATCCGTTGAACGGGCATCTTCTCTGATGCCCGTTTTTTTTTGGCCTTACACGAAGGAATAGACATGGCATCTGGAGTTACCGACGCTGGCAAGACTATCTTGCTAAACAATTCATTCAAAGGTAGCACAGTTGCCGCTGACTACCACCTAATTTTAATTAGCGACACATCTGGCGTGGATCGTGACCTGACGACGCTCGCAGGCGTCACTGAATTGCCTACAGGGGCTGGCTATACAGCGGGTGGTAAATCTATTGCCTACAGTGCGATAACTGTCACAGACGTTGGTGGAACGCCAGGAGCTAAAGCAGTCATCGACGACCAACAGTGGGATGCGACAGGAACATTCCCTGCATCAGGCACTGGTGCTAGGTACGCTGTCTTAGCCGATGGTACAGCATCTAGTGATACGATTGTTGCGTGGTTTGACCTCGGTGAGGTAAGAACTCTTACTAACGGGCAGTTTTTGAAATTGACTGGTTGTGAAGTTGATCTGAACGCACCTGCGTAATGGAAGCGTTAATAGCAACGTCCACTCAAAATGGGTATACAGACGGCGACATCGTTGAGGCGTTTAGTCTCAATCGTATCCGTCTAGCCCATGCACAGACTCTAACAAGCGTTCAGCGTTTTCCGCTGGACGCAGTTAGTGGCCTGCGCACTCCTGATACGGCGTTAGACAAAGTTCTTGCGGTGACGCATCAATATAAGTTTGCGTTTGATAACGATACTCTCACTCAGACCGACCTAATAACGGGTGAAGTAACGAATCCCGCTGGTAACTTTGTTGACTACATTTTGCGTCGATTAATGAACTCTGAGCATATGCTGTTTGGGGTAACGTCTGTGACTCACTGGTACGGAACATTGCGTTCCAACCTTGATGCGGAGGACGTTTGGGATGTCTTAGAAAACTGCTCAGACTATCTCCGTGAAGATTATTCAACGTGGCCGGTTACTGAAATTGAAAAGCGGTTGTTCTTGCCTATAACGATGACAGGTAAGCAGGTAACAGAAAGCGGCACGGTTGATGTGTTGCTTTCCGACCCTACGGTTGACGAATTTCGTTCAGAATCCGTCGAAACTACGATGGATGGCGACGAACCAACAACAACGGTTTTAGCCAGGCGACGCTTCAAAGTCCCGTACTGGGATTTGTCGGAAACTCTGGGAATTCAACCGGATATTGCACGCACACAAATGACGGATGTTAGAACGTCAGAAGATATTCCGCACGTAGATGCCTGTATCGTTGACAAGGAATCCTAATGGCCGAAGTCATAACTTCAATTGGAACAGATTCTTCGATTACAACCGGAACTCCCAGTTCGTGTTCAGGATCAAGTTCTCCTTATACCGTTGCGTTTCCTTCCGCACCGTCTGGTGTGAGTATCGGGGATAGCGTTAGTTTTACGGATGCGACCTCTTTTGCTACATACACATATCTAGTTACGGACATTGATGGCTCATCACTTGAGTTGAAATACCTGACAGACGATGGCTCTTATGGTGACACTTCACCGTGCGATCTCTATAACGAAAGTTTTGGTCAGGCGTCTGGTACATTCAAGCGAACGTATTCGACGATCACGACTTGGGAAACGAACTTCGACGACACAACGCTTTACTCAAGCTCTGATAGCGCGACAGGCAATTGCTACAAAGATTCCAACTTCAACGAAACATTCACAATAAACGGTTCAAGCAGTATCGGGTTGTCGGCTGTAAAACTCACAGCCCCCGCTGGTCAGCGGCACGACGGGACGGCTGGAAGCGGAGTAAAGATACGCTACACCGGCGGTAATACTGCGGTGTGTACGGTGAACGACAATAACTGCACCGTTGAATATTTAGAGTTCGACATGGCGGCTGGATCGAATTCAAATAACCGAGCGTGCGTAATCGATACGAGTGCTTATACGACTGTAATTTTCAGCAAAAACATAATTTACGATTTAGTCGGTTCTGCCCCTGTTGCAATCGTTGTTAACGGAGGTAACGATTCCAGCGATACTCGTTACATTCACAACAATCTCATTTATGATATTGACGATTCGGATGACCGAGTGAAAGGAATTCTAACAAGTAGTACCTACCCTACGTACATTTGGAACAACACACTGTATCTAATTCGAACAGGCCGGAGTTCCAAAAACGCATTTGCATTTTACGGCGGCAGTACGGAAGAGATGCAGTTAAAAAACAATCTGGCTATCATGACCACCTCAACGGGTGCGGAAGATTTTGCTTACGATTATTCAAGCGACTCAAATTTTAATGGCAGCGATTTCGCGACTGCGACGGGTGGGGCGGATGACTTAACAAGTCTAACCACGGCTGTGTTTGAAGATTACGATGCTTCGCCACCCGACTTTTCATTAGCGTCAGGGGCGTCCCCTATTGATGCTGGCGTTGATCTAGGTACGACCGGCGGCGTGAACATCGACATCACTGGACGTGACCGATCTAGTGACTCTGCCTGGTCAATGGGTGCTTTCCAGCCGATCCCAACAGGAACTACAGTTACACCTGCGGCGGCTCAGACAATAGCCACGGGTACATCGCCGTCTCTCACAAGTGGCATTACCTTAACCCCTGCTGTTGCCGTGTCGGTAGCTACAGGGCAAGCTCCAACCATTACAAGCGGCCAGACGTTAACACCCGCCGTAGCGGTAAGTCTCGCCACGGGGCAGTCACCCACGGTTACGTCCGGTGGTACAGTAACACCGGCTGTTGCAGTAGCAATAACTACCGGAACTTCACCAACTATAACTAGTGGCGGGACACTAACACCAGCGGTTGCCGTATCTGTCGCAACGGGTACTTCGCCAACAGTCACTAGCGGAGGCACGGTTTCCCCTGCGTCTGCTGTCGCAATAGCCACTGGAACAGACCCATCAGTAACCGAAGGCGAAAGTGGAGATACAGTCACGCCAGCGTCTGCTATCACGATAGCGACTGGAACATCTCCCACAATTACAAGCGGTGGGACGGTAACGCCATCAGTTAGCGTTGTGGTCGCTTCAGCTACTTCTCCAACAATCACCAGCGGCGGGACAATAACACCGTCTGTGGCCGCAACAGTTGCTACTGGAACGTCGCCAACGATAACAAGCGGAATAACATTATCAGGCATCGTCGCAGCGGCTGTAGCAACAGCACAGTCCCCAACAATCACGAGTGATACTACCGTGACCCCATCGGCGGCTGTTATTGTCGTATCGGCATCTATCCTCCCGATTACGCCCTACGGCATTTTGTACATCACCGATCCAATGATACGGATTCCGTCTGTCGGATCAGCATCTATTAAAACCCCTTCGGCAACTTCTACAATCGTCTCAAGCAAGGAAGAATAATGGCAACTCAACTCAAAAACGCCGCTGGCGAATATGTAACCGTCGAAGCCGGAGAAAGCTGTAATCTAACCGGAACTCTTAAAGGGACAGAGGGCAATACAATCACTAGCGTTACTACATTGAAGCTAACCCTCTTCGATGAGACTACGGGTGCAATTATCAACTCACGGGATGAGCAGGATGTTAACGGCGTTAACGGCGGGACATTTACTGCTGGTAACTATGTTCTCGAACTTGATTCTGCCGACACTGTTGCCGTCGGTGAACTAGAAGATACAAAAACACAAAACAGAGTCGCCCGCATTGAGTTTACCTACTCCGATGGCGACACAACACGAAAGGGAATAGAAGAGTTCTTCTTTCCCGTCTATAAACCGAAGACTACATCCGGCATTGGTTCGGGTGCTAACCAAATCACTCTCACTGTAACTGATTCAACTGGGAATCCTGTCCCAGAAGCAACAGTATATGTAACGACCGATCTAGCGGGGCAAGCTACGGTAGCTGGGCCGGTCATCACAACAACAAGCGGGGTTACTCCAACGCTTTATTTGGACGCTGGGACTTTTTACTCATGGTCTGAGGCAACCAACTACAGCTTTACCAACCCGCAGAAATTTACAGTTAGCTGATTACTGCTAATTACGAAAAACATCGTGAAACAATGCGAGCGCGCACGGCTGCGCAATCAGTGGCCGGTCGTGACATTTCTCCATTGCCTAAAGTTAAATCGGGTAGACGGAAATCCTCGTGTGCTAAATCGTTTCGTAAATTCTGCGATACCTACTTCAAAGATGTGTTCAACATGAAGTGGTCGAAAGATCACGAAATGGTCATCGGTAAGATTGAGACTGCTGTACTTGATGGTGGTTTGTTTGCTATGGCGATGCCCCGTGGTAGCGGCAAGACAAGCCTCTGTGAGACGGCAGCGTTGTGGTCAATACTTTATGGGCATCGGCAGTTCATTTGCCTCATAGGGGCATCTGAGGACGCTGCGACGCAAATGCTAGACAGTATCAAGGCCGAGATAGAATCTAACGAGTTGTTGTATGCCGATTTCCCTGAAGTCTGTTACCCCGTTGAACGATTAGACGGCATTATGCAACGTGCAAACGGCCAGTTGTTCAAAGGCAAGCGAACTCACATTAACTGGACAGCTAAAGAAATCGTAATGCCTAACATCCCACGCTCAAAGGCGGCGGGAGCAATAATTAAGTGTGCAGGGATTACCGGACGAATCCGTGGAATGAAGTTCAAACGGCCTGACGGAAAGTCAGTGCGTCCAGACTTCACGATTATTGACGATCCCCAAACATCTGAATCGGCTCGCAGTCCTTCACAATGCAGAACACGAGAAAACATCTTAGCCGCTGACATTCTCGGACTTACCGGGCCTGGCAAAAAGATGTCTGGAATTATGCCTTGTACAGTAATTCGGCAGAATGACATGGCTGACGCTATTCTGGATCGTGAGAAACACGCTGAGTGGCAGGGTGAACGGACAAAGATGGTTTATCAATGGCCTAAGAACCAAAAGCTATGGAATGAATACAACGAAATTCGTTCGGACGACTTCCGTGCGGAGGGAGATGGAAGCAAGGCAACGGCGTTCTACGCAGAGAACCAAAAGGAAATGGACGCTGGCAGCGTAGTCGCATGGGAAGCTCGAAAGAATCCTGACGAAATCTCGGCATTGCAACATGCGTTCAACTTACGGTTCAGAGATGAAGCGGCGTTCTTCTCCGAGTACCAGAATGAACCTATCGTTCAGGAGAACGTAGCGTCACTTCTGACGCCTGATGAAATCTGCAAGAAAATCAATGGCCTGAAGAAAAACGAAATTCCGAAAGACGTTGAAAAGGTTACTTGCTTCATTGATATTCAGGAACGGTTGCTCTACTACACTGTGATAGGTTGGCAAACCAACTTCACCGGCTACGTCCTAGACTACGGAACATACCCAGATCAGAAGCAACGGTACTTCACCCTCAAACAAGCAACGAAAACATTGGCACGAGCAAAGCCAGGAAGCGGTATGGAAGGCTCGATATACGCCGGACTTCAAACGCTGTGTGACCGACTTCACAATACTCCGCTGCTTAGAGATGACGGTGCAGAGATGATGGTTGACCTTACGCTTATCGACGCTAACTGGGGAGCTACGACCGACCTCGTTCATCAGTATTGCCGGAACACCATTCATCGTGGCAAGATCATGCCTGCTCATGGTAGGTACGTCGGTGCATCCGCAAAGCCTTTCAATGAGTATGCAAAGAAAAAGGGTGAACGGACTGGATATAACTGGAGGATGCCGAGCGTAAAAGGAAAACGTGTTGTCAGGCACATCCTTTTCGATTCAAACTTCTATAAGTCATTTATACATGCACGATTAACTCAGGCGTTCGGCGATGCGGGCAATGTAAGTCTCTTCAAAGCGAAGCCTGCGGTACACCAGATGCTCGCCGATCAGATGCACGCAGAATACTTGGTAAAGACAGAGGGTAGGGGCAGGGCGGTTGACGAATGGAAACTGTACCCGCACAAACCAGACAATCACTTCTTAGATTGTTTAGCAGGAGCTTGCGTTGCGGCGAGTGTGGTGGGAGTGAAACTTTCGGGGCTAGGATCACGGGGCGTATCCGGCGACACCAAACCCAAAAAATCTGAAGACAAACGGACAGCCCGACGACGGGTGTCGTATCTGGAGTAATTATGGCAAAGCGTGGACGACCCAAAGGGTCAAAGAATAAAAGCGTACCTACAATAGATGTAGAAAAATCAGTGTGTCCCACTTGTGGAAGTTCTAAAAGATCGCCATACTTCAACAAGCGTGAAAAGAGCTTTGTCGGCACTGACAGAGACGGACGCATCTTCGAGAAAGTTACTTGGCGCAGAACAAAATGTCTTGAGTGCAATCAGCACCGTGACGATAGAACATATACCTACAAGAAGTAACACACTAGTGTCGCCCCTGGCAGTTATGGGTTAGTCTCCGTTGGCTGTCAGGGGCATTTTTTATTTAAGTGGCCGGAAAGAATTATAGCTTTCCCTCTGTAAACATAGATGTTTGCATCGTTGATTCCTTTGTCGGTGGCCGATAAACCCAACAGTAAACCCGTCAGCAAACCCGTCAGTAAACCAGCCACTTTATGCCCCATAAATAAAGTTTTTGCCATTTATTGGCTCTTCGGTGGGGCTAGAAATTTAAAAAGCCTCGGAAGTACCTTACGCAGCTTTCCTAGATTGCCTAG